GTAGTATGTCGTTGCAGCAGCTTCAGAGAATGACTCTTGAAACTGTTCTGCATTGTGTTGTCTAAATTTTTCTGTAATTATCGCTGCCATTGTTTTTTCCTATAATCTTATTTATTCGGTTTATTCAACCGTATGTTCTGTCCAAGAAAGAGTCGATTCATTCCATCTAAAATACTTACCCTCTTTTGGGTCAGGCGCACTCACAGGAGCATTCCACTTACCAACAGTTTCGTCCAATATCCATGATGGATATGGTGCTGGTGGGATAAATCCATCAATTGATGATTTATATGTCCACCCCACAGCTGGGTAGTTTTTCCTAAGTGCTTTTGATTGGTCTGATGCAAGTACTCTTTCTCCGTCACTATTAATATCCCAATACTTATTTTGAAAAGTATTATATGAAGCCATAACCCAAGTTGTGTCTTCCCCAAACAATCCATGAAGAAAAGAAATACCATTCTTTTCTGTGTCTGCCTCAGCGTTACTGACAACAATAACTTGTTCAACAACATTACCATCACCTAATTTTGCAAAATGTGCCATACTTAATATCTCCTATGCCGTATAAGTTCCTGTGCCATTATATTTTATTATTGTGTGTGAACCAGATGTACTCACTACAGGCGAGCCTGATACTGTTCCAGTATATTCACTAGTTAATATCTTTAGTGCAGCAACACCAGAACCACCATTTCTCCCACTACCTTCAGTACCACCGCCAGCACCAGCACCATCGGCACCATTTCCTGTATTTGTCCCACCAGCAGTTCCGTTCCTATTAGTGTTTGGGGGTGAACCGTCACCACCATGAGCAAGAACAACGCCTGTTATAGCACTTGTTGCACCAGCACCACCGGCCCTTCCAGCGTTATAGGCTTGTCCAGCAGCACCCTTGCCGCCTCCGCCGCCGCTACCACCAGATTGGTAAGCACCACCGGCGCCGCCATCATTTCCTTGACCAGCAGTTCCAGAACCAGCAGCCTTCTGTGATTCAGAACCACCGGCGCCAGAACCACCATTATTTCCGTTACTACCGTAGTCTGGCCCACCGCCTCCACCAAGAGCAGTTATCGTAGTAAGTCCACTACCAGTGAGTGTTGTGTTTGAACCATTATTACCAATGGTGTATTTGTCGGTTGAAGCACCACCACCACCTACTGTAATAGTATACTGAACACCTTGAGTAAGTGTCGTTGTTAAGTTGTCTAACATTCCACCAGCACCAGCACCACCATTTTGACCATTAGCACCTTCAGCATTTGCACCACCACCACCACCAGCAACTAATAGATAGTTTACAGAAAATGTTGGTAAAATAGTACCTAGTGTAAATTGTTTGGTTGAAGCATATCCATCGGAGTCTGTTACTTGTACATTAAAGGTACTAGTTAGTGAACCAGTTGAACCTATTGTAAAAGCAAAGGTTGCACTTGACACATCTGTAACATCTCCTACAGCAGCAACTCCTGTGATAGCATTAGCATTAGAAATATTTGTGATTGCAAAATCAAAAACCGAATCTTTTGTATCAGTGGCATTAGTAAATGTAATATTCTGTGTTGTACTAATAGTGATTGCAGAGAGGTCTGATGGATTAGATGTAATTCCAGTTGCTACAGGAAAGTCTAAACCACCGCTTCCATCACCAACATTTTTCCAAATATTAACATTAGTTGTAGCGTCTGTACAAACATAAACTTCACCAGAAGTAGAGTTTAACCAAAGAGTTCCTACCCCACTTGCTGGGTTGGTAGTTTTGGTAGGGTCAGAACCAGAAACCGTTGCATCATCTAACCCATTAACTGTGGTTGTGATAGTAGCCGCTCTGTCTATAATTTTATCAATCGCCATTCTTATCTATCCTTTAATGTAATGCAACCCAAGCACTACCAGCGTATGCTTCGATTTTACTTGTAGTACTATTGTATACTATCATTCCAACAGCAGCAGTCAACGCATTACGTTGAGTTGTTGTTACCGTGTTTAATTTCATTGCACCAGCAGTACCAGTAACGGCAATGGATGTTCCACTAATTGCTGTACCTGTAACTGCGGCAGGAGTTGTTCCACCAACGATACCGTCAACTGTTCCAGTTACGTTACCTGTCACATTACCAGTTACGTTACCTGTGATGTTACCAGTGAACACACCAGCGATTGCACCGGCACCAGTAATTGTTGGTGCAGTCAATGTCTTGTTAGTAAGTGTATCAGCAGATACCAAACTTACTAATGTAGAACTTGCACCAGCAGGAAGTGTCATTGTGTTTGTTACATTGGCACTATGTGGTTGTGATTGAATCTTTTGTCCATGTGAGTTTGCACTACAGTTTAACTGTATTGTTCCAACAACACCACCGTTTGTTCCATCACCTCTGAACTCAACAATGTTGTTGTCAGCAGTAATTTCTAATGCACCACCTGTTCCAGTAATCCCAGCAGTTGTGAGTGTAGTGATTGTTGCAGCAGTGACAGTACCACTAATAGTAGGTGATGTCAATGTCTTGTTAGTCATTGTCTGGGTTGCAGTTAATAGTGCAACTGTATCAGATGACAAAGCAGAACCAGTACCAAGTTTGGTATAGATTTCTACAAAGTTGTCATTAATTTTATCACCACCTGTACGAAGGTCATCGCCCGTTCCATCGTTAGCGGCGCTTCCAAGTCCTAGTGCCTGATATGCCATTCGGTTTCTCCTAAATTCTTTCTTTTATTTATAACGCTTTATCAACTACCTGTATCAAAAGTTCCTGTTGTATTATCAAAATTAACTGTATTCTCATCGAATGATGTATATACAGAACTTGAATTTGCCCGTGTGTTTCCACTACCAACTGCTTCATCGAATGTATTGTTTGCATTGTCAAAGGTCATAAAGGTATTACTAAATGAATTGACTGAACCAGCACCACCACTAGAAACTCTTATCTCGCCTGGGGGCGGTACATTAATTCTTGTATTGAATGCTGCGTTGGGAATATTTCCACTTCCATCTGATACTTGATTAATTCTAAACTGTCCAAACTGGTCAATAGTATAATAAGCACCATCGTTGTTATTAGTTCTTTGTTGTCTAGTTAAGCCTGGGTAGTGTGGTATCGGTAATGTGTTATCTAGTGGTGGAACTGCAAAAGCATATTGGGGTAACAGATTCAAAGTTCCCCCTGTAACATGAGAACCACGATTAATATTCATACTTACAACTACTGAACTTGTTAGTGTAACATCTCTTGTTGTATTTGTCAACTCACTTGGAGATGCAACAGATGTTCCAGCACTAACTCTTGGAGTTGTGCCGTCAGTCTTTGTACCCAACCTTCTACCGAATATAGTAGTGAATAGATTAGTAAATGTAGATGCAAGTTCTGGGGTGAATGTATCACCACCTGTGTAACCACCAACTCCACCAGCAGTGATAGGAGCAATTCTTGCAGATACTTGTGATGCAAAAGATACTTCACCAAATACGTTCCAACCAGCAGGGTGAACAGAACGTCTAATACTTTCTCTCCACTCGTTGATTGATTGACCGATACGAACAACATACGAGTAATCTTGATAGTAATAACTATCTTGAACCTTCATAGTATCAACAGAAATTTTTCCTCTATCATCTACAAAGTTTCCAACTGTAGTTCCTATAACCCCAACTTCAGAAGTTGCAAACGCTGGTGATGCCTGATGAACAGTTGCACTTGCACCAGTGACAGATGTTATTGTATCATCTTGGTTGAATATATTGCTTGTTGACAGTTCAAGTATTTTTCTTGCACTATCAAAATCAACAACAGTTGCATCGTGACTAGTAAGAGTATCACCGGCAACAAAATTACCAGTAACATTTTTAACTAGGGTATTTCTATTAAGAACAAATGATGGATTAGTTGTGTAGTCCAAACCGAAGTTAGTAATTGATATACCTTCAACGTGTCCAACCATTGGAGCGATTGTAGATGCAGCAAATAGAGTTGCACCATTACCAGTAGAAGTATCACTATCTGAAACAAGAGGAAGTTTAGTAAAACCATTACCACGATTAATAATATTAATCTTAGTAATCTCTCCAGCCTCAGACGCAACACTCAAGTCTGTGAAGGTTCGTGTCTCTAAAACAATTTGTCCACCGTCTTCCATAGTGAGGTGGTCAAGTTCTCCAACAGTTTGTTCTTTACTTATGTATTGGATGTCATCGTCAGTTACAATCAGGTCACCATCTTCTGTAATAATATTGTCAGGTGAGGTTGCTTGTTCTAAAACAAACGCACCACCGACCACACCAATCTTTGCCCGAACATCAGTACCCTGTGTATCAGTTAAATCAAATTTTAATTCTTCTCCAACAGAATATCCACTACCACCATTCTCAATAACAATCTCATCAACAGAACCAGCACCAGCAGATTCCACACGAGCAGTTGCAGCATTGTTTCCAGTATCACCTGTAATCCTGATTGGGTCACCAGTATTATAGTACGAACCAGAAACAGTGACTAACCCACCAACAACGATACTCTTTACTATTCCTGATATTTCTAAGTCAAGAGTTGTGTCTGTTGTAGTAACAAGTTCTCCTGTAGAGAATGTTCCTGTAACAGAGTTTGCGTCAATGTTCAGTTCAGCAATCTGGTCTGCACCTTCTCTAAACTTAATGACTGTTGAGATAAGAGCAGTTGCACCAGAAGTAGAACCTGTAATCCTTTGACCAACTGCTTTGGTGAAATCGGATGTACCTGTTTCTATAATACGAAGAACATTGTCCGTAGACCATTTACCATCGGATGCACGAAGAATACTATCACGAGGATAAATGATTGTTGCTTCTTCATTGAAAAGAATTCTAAAGAATAACTTGTGTCCATCTCGTGTACCCTTTGCGGCATACATATCTTTGATGTTCTTAACAAGTTTTCTTTTTGCGATACCGTCTGCAAGAGTATTAGGTAAAGACTCCATAAAGGAATCTCTAAATTTATCTAGGAAAGCATATACTGTATTATCAATGTCTGCATAGGCAAGAAGTTGTTGAATGTTCTGTACAGGGTTTGCCCTGTAGGATGAAACAGTTGAAACTGCACCAGTTGTACCACCAGTTATAGTTTCTCCAGTTTGAAATCTCTGTTGAGATGTAACAAACAATCTATTATTTGCATCAAAGTCATCTACCAGTATCTTTGCAGTCGCACCAGTAATAGAACCAGTAATGGTTTCCCCAGCGACAAACTTACCAACTGAATCTTCTAGTACAACTCGTAACCCATCTTCTGATAAGATAAGATTCTTGGTGATTGTCTCTTCAACCACATAGTTGTTTGAACCAGTAACAACAAGTTCTCCTGCTTCAAGAAACTCATAATAGTATTTGAGGAATAAAGAAAATAGAGGATGGTCTGACTGAACGAACTCAGGCAGTTGGCTCTGAATATGTGGAGAAACTTTATTCTTT